CTTTTTTAAAATCAACATACCCACAGTATAACGAAATAGATAGGCTACCAACAAACGAATTATTAGAAGACATAAAAGCAGGAGAAGCAGACATAGATGATATTGGAGCAGGATATTAATAAATACTCAATAAATTAACAAAAAATTGTTAAAACACTTGACAATCACAACTTTTTATTATAGAATTATCCCAACAAACAAAAAAACAATAAAAGGAAGTAAGATGGAAGATTTAAGACAAGCTGTAAAGGACATTGTACTTACTAAAATAGATGGGTACACAAGAGAAGAAGCAGAATATTATTTTGATAATCCACAGGAATACAGTTGTTCGAGTGGGTGTGTATCTGATTTGGTATATTATAATGATACAGAAAGATTTGCGAGGGAACATCACGATGAAATAATAGGACTAATGAAAGAATATGGTGTAGAGCCAATGAGAGCTAATGATATGGCTTGGTTTGGATTTGAAGCAACAGTACCAACTTTAAAAGAAGAAATACTTGAAGAAGAATATGAGGGAGAAGAATAATGGGAAATCCAATGAGAGGAAACACACCAAAAGGTTATAACCCATACGAGCTAATGTCAGGTATGCAAAAGTTTATAAGAAGAAGTATGGAGAGAGAAGCTTTATTTTGTGCATACGAAATGGAAAGTGCAGGTATGTATCCACATATGAGAAATAGGCTTTTAGTAACAATATATGAAGATGTAGGAATGGCGAACGAAATGCTTACAAACTCAATAAGCTCACATATTTATAGAATGGACGAGTATTACAAAAAGAAAGATGGTGCTTGGAGATTGGTTTTAGGAAATATAATCTTGATGGCTTGTAGAGGAAGCAAGAGTAGAATTGCAGACCAATTTGTTTGTACAGTTGCAGGTAGAATGGTAGATGGTTGGAGAATAGATTTTGATGATTATGATTTTGTATATGATATGCACACAAGAAAAGGAAAAGCAATGGGAAGAGGTGCAGAACATTTTTANAATGAAGCTTCAAAGATAGTTGAGAGTAGCGAAACGACAGATTATTGGCAAGAAGAGATAGATGTATCAGATAAAGTTGAAGCAGAGGGTTTTGATGTACTTGAAGATTATAGACTAAGTGATGCAGAATTAGCAAACAAGAGGGGATTAGGAATATGAGATTATTAGTTTTTGCAACACACAAAGATGATGAAGCATTAATTGGTGGAGGGCTATTACAGCAATCCACCAATTCGCTTGTAATAGCATCTTGCAAAAGTAACAAATTTAGAGATGATGTATATAAGCATAATGCAAAAAAATTTGGATACGAAACAAAATGTTTTGATTTTGATGACTGTTCATTATTTGCAAACATAGATAACATAGCAGATAAAATGCTTTACGAGATAAAAAGATTTAGACCAACTCATATACTAGGAAATCATTGGCAAGACCTACATCAAGACCATATAGCAAATGCAAGAGCAATGGAGATAGCAGTAAGACCAACTAGCGAATACACAAGAGGAGCTACTGTACTTTATGGATATGGTGTATCGCTATATGAAACATCAGAGCTACATAGAAAACCTAATTGCTACATAGAGCTAACAAAGAAAGAGGTTGAGAATAAAGCAATGATGTTGGAACACTATGACACAGAATTAAGACATAATAGAAATGCAGAAGCAGTAATAACAAATGCAAGAATGTCAGGAATGATGTTTGGAACTAAATATGCAGAAATGTACTATCAATCATCAGGGGAGATTTTAGTATGAAAAAAATAATGTCAGCACATCAGCCAGATATATTTCCTTATATAGGATTTTTTAACAAAATGAACAGAAGTGATTTTTTTGATTTAGCAATATATGATGAATACTCAAAGGGAAGATATATGGATAGAGTAAAGATGGGAGCATTACATCAGCAAGTATGGGTAAATGTTCCTATTGAAAGAAAAAGCAGGACAATGATTAAAGATATACTTCTAAAGGACAGTTGGAAAGATTTATTAAGAGAAAGAATTGTAAGACAGTATAGAGGATTTGAGTTTTTTAGCAGAAGATTTTATTTAGTTGAGAGGGTTTTAGACAATGATTTTACAAGATTATCGCAGGTTGGAGAAGAGAGCATTTTGTCAATATCAGATTTTTTTGGAATAGATTGTGAGATTATGAAGTTAGGAGATAATCTACCAAAAGGAACAGATGGAATAATTGAACTAACAAAAAGATATAAAGAAAAAACAAAAGAGGATATAATATATCTATCAGGAGATGGTGGAAAAGCATATTTAGATGAAAAATTGATTGAAGAAAACAAAGTTGAGATTATATATAATGAATTTGAAACAAAGTATAAATGCTCATCATTAACACCAATTTTTGAACTAGAAAACCCAAAGGAGATAATAGAATGAAAAAAGCAACATTAAACATAGAAGCAATGAGTGTAGAAGAACTACTTAAAACAAAAGCAGAATACAATCCACGAGAAATAAATGCAGAGCAAAAAAATGGATTGAGAAAATCAATGGAAAGTTTTGGTTATGTATCTAACTTGATTTTTAACAAAAAAACAGGGAACTTAGTATCAGGACATCAAAGGTTAGACATATTAAAAGAAGATGGAATTGAAGAAGTTGATGTAAATGTAGTTGAATTGTCATTGGAAGATGAAAAAAAGTTAAACATACTTATGAACTCACAAGCTATTGTAGGAGATTTTACTAAGTCGTTAAATGATATGCTTGAAGAGATTATGGATATAGACCCTGAAATGTTTGATACAACTAATATGGGAACATTGTTTATAAGTGAAAAAGAAGCACTACAAAGCACGGAAGAGGAAGAAGACAAGGAAATAGTCAAGGGAATGGATTTGTTACCTTATGAGAGCTATGATTGTGTGTTGATAGTATGTAAAAGAAGAGATGATTTTATGTATTTGTCTTCAAAACTAAAACTTGGAGAAAAGAGAATTATAAGTAGTCCATCAGTAAAGAACAAAAAATTGGGATACACAAGATGTGTAGATGGTAAAGACATTATTGAACTACTTGGAGAGGATACAACAGCAAAAGAGGAGCAAAATGATGAAGAATACAAGTTGTAGTAATTTTTTACTGTTTGAGCCATACGATTTTTTTATTTTAATCCCATCATCAGGAAGAGCTAAAACTTGTAATGGAACAATATCTTTATTTCCTAACCAAAGTTGTTTGTATGTACACGAAAAAGAGGAAGAAGAATATAGGAAATACAACAAAGANATACCAATAGTTACACACAAGCAAGTNAANGGNTANGGNAGNGTCGNAAATTNAGCAATAAGACAAGCAAAAAAAGATGGCATTGAGTATATGATGATTATAGATGATGATATGGCATCAGTAACAAGTCTTGTAGGGAATAGACAGAGAACATTTGATTTAGGAAAAAGATATGAAGCAGTAGTAAATGCAGTACAGGTAATGTCAGATATTGATGTACACTTGTATTTATTCAGTACATCTTCAAATATCATCAAGTATCAACAACATCAGCCATACAAAGTAGGCTTTAGTTTACCACAAGGTGTATATATCGTAAACCCACAAAAGATAGACATAAAATACAATGAAAATTATAGCTACTATGAAGATTTTGATTTTTGTATGGAATACATCAAGAAGCACAGATACTACATCATAGAGCAAAGAACACTTATGACAGGAACTAATGTAGATGCACTCACAGATGGCGGTTGTAATTCACACAGAACAGCAGAGAATGAACTTGAAAGTAGAAAGTGGATTAAAGGTAAGTGGAAAAGCCATTGTAACTTTGCAAAAAATGCAGGTGGAAACATAAGACCAACAAGTACAGTAAAAAGAGTAGCAGTACAATAAAAGGAAACAAAATATGGCAAGAAGTACAGATAAAGCAAAGATAGAGCTAAGTAGAAGAGTAAAAGAACTACCAAAAGAACTAAGTATTAAGCAAAGAAGAATGTTAGTAGCACTTAAAGACACACTTGATAATGTAGCTAAGGCAAGTAAGATGGCGAAAATATCAAGAGGTACACACTATGAATGGATTAACAAATCGGACATCTATAAAAAGGAAGTGGAACACATAAGAGAGGGGTTGCTAGACCTTGTAGAGAGTGCATTGCTTAAAAATGTATTTGGTGGAAATGTAGTTGCACAAATATTTTACTTGAAGACAAAAGGTAAAGGTAGAGGATACACAGAAGTTATTGAGCATAAGATAGATGATAATGCAGGAATAGATATAACCATTAACAAGAAAAAGTGAAAATGTGTATTGTATGTGTATGTGTGTATATGAACATGTGTATTGTGTATCAAGAAATGTGTATCATACATAAAATGTGTATGTATAAAAATAAAAATGTGTATTTGGAGTATGTATCGTAATGGATAAAGAAGCAGTTACTTTTGAAGAAGACTATGAGCCACTACTGTATCACATAACAGGAGATGAGCAGTACAAAGCTAGATACAAAGTGTATTATGGTGGAAGAGGTGGTGGAAAATCTTGGGGTATTGCAAAAGCATTATTGTATTGTGGAGCAATAAAAGGTAAGCCATTAAGAATATTATGTGCAAGAGAGGTGCAGAACTCAATAGGAGATAGTGTACACAAGCTACTAAAAGACGAAATAGGCAGAAGTAAATTACTAACAAGCTTTTATGTTGTAACAAATACATCAATAGTTGGAATAAATGGAACAGAGTTTATATTCAAAGGTATTGCACACGACCCTATGCAAATAAAGTCATTAGAGGGCATAGATATTTGTTGGGTTGAAGAAGCACAAAAAGTTACAGAAGAGAGTTGGGAGATATTAATACCTACAATCAGAAAAGCAGGAAGTGAGATATGGGTATCGTTCAATCCATACTTAGAAACAGACAGCACATATAAAAGATTTATATTGACACCACCACCAAAGTCAATAATAAAAAAAGTAAATTGGCACGATAATCCATATTTTCCAAAAGAGCTTGAAGAGGAGAAAGATTATATACAGGAAGTTGATTACGACTTGTATCTTCATATATGGGAAGGTCATTGTAAAGTAGCTAGTGATGCACAAGTATTTAGAGATAAATTTGTAGTTGAAGACTTTAGAGTAAACAAAATAGCAGAAGAGGAAAAAGAAGAGTTGTCATTTTATTATGGGCTAGATTGGGGATTTAGTCAAGACCCAACAGTAGTGCTTAGATGTACAATAATTGGATATGATTTATATATAGATTATGAAGCAGGTGGTACACATATTGAACTTGATGATACACACAAGCTTATAGATAAAATACCAAAAGCTAAGGACCATATAATAAGGGCAGATAGTGCAAGNCCTGAAAGTATCAGTTTTGTTAAAAGNCAAGGATACAAAATAGTAGGNGTTGAAAAATGGGGTGGAAGTATTGAAGATGGAATTGAGTTTATTAGAACATTTAAGAAAATACACATACACAGTAGATGTAAAGAAGTAGCTAGTGAGTTTGTAAAATACTCATATAAAGTTGATAAAGTATCAGGAGATATTTTACCAATAGTAATAGACAAAGATAATCACTACATAGATGCACTTAGATATGCATTAGCACCTATGATAAAACAAAAAGTAAGTGTGAGAGTTATACAAAAACCAAATATATTAAGGTAGGAAAAAATGAAAGAAAGAATACAAGTATCAATAAAAATGGTAAGTGATAATCACTTTAAAATAACAGCATACAATGGAACATCAGAAATAGGACATACATATAGCACTAGCAAAGTTGAAGCTACTAAAATAAAAGATATGATACATAGTGGAGAATTGAAAGTATGAGCAAGGTACACATTTCAAGAATAGAAGAATATGAAATGTACTTGAAACATAAGTTGGCAAAATATTTGAACGAGCCTAATAAAAATAAAAATATGGAAAAAGAAGAAAAGCTAGATGTTGTTATAGCACATATGATGTTGGCATTTGAAGATGGTATAAATTTTCAACTAGGAAGATTAAATGTTGAGGTTGATAATTAATATTTTAACAAGATTATGTTACTATACAAACATAAAAGGTGTACAAAATGAAAAAGAATGAATTTAGACTATTGGAAAGTATGATTGACAATAAGGCTCGTCAAAGAGAATTATCTTATGCAAAAATAGATTTTACAAATATGGAAATAATTGCAACAGACACAAGAAGAGCAATAACTTTTATTTTAAAAGAAGATGAAGTTGAAATGTGTAGTGGAACTCATTACATACACAAGAAGATATTAAAAGCATTTATACAGCTAATGTCAAATGANATAGAATACAAGTTTGTAAACAATCATTTAGTTTTAGGAGATGAGATATTNAAGCTCAACACACTAGGCGACATTACAGGCTTTAAATATCCAAAACTTGAACAAAGCTATTTGTATGACACGGAATATTCAACAAAAAATATTATGTACATAGATTTTGATACTACACATAACAATACACACATTAACAGCGAAGCATTTAAGCCATTACAAGAATTTGGAGATGCAACAGAATACATAGTGCAAACAAAAGCACANGTAAAAGATGTAGCAGGTTTAGTAAANATTACAGGTAAAAAAGAATATGATGAATTNAATGAAACAAGATTTGAAGCATTAATAATGGGTATAGTTTACATACCACCACAGCCTACACTATTTGATTAAGATATAATACAGAAGCAAAAAAAAGGAAATAACAATGGCAGACACACCAAACAATCAATTTCAAAAGATAAAGAATATAAAAGTACATACAGAATTATGTAAGAATTTTTATATAGGCTCAATAAATGTATTTAATCAAAAGTATTTACCTAAATGGAGTGGAGAAACAGAAGATGGGTACAATACAAGAATGGCAAATACAGCATTTGCAAATATGTATGCACCTATCGTAGATGGACTTGCAGGGCTTGTTACAAAGAGAGAGCCTACTATTGAGAATATTGACAATATTGATTTAAACAACATTGATTTAAAACACCACAGTATTGCAGGTTTTGGTAAGGAGATTGTTAAAAAGTCATTATCAGAGGGAATTGTATTTGCTAGTGCAGAAACAAATACACAAAAAAATAGAGCATTTTTGAAAATGTATAGCTATGAAAATCTAATGAGCTATGTAGTAAATGATAATATACTTACACAAATTGTATTTAGAGATGAAATAGAAATACAAGATGGAAAGTTTGGTGTTAAAAAACTTGAAAGATACATAGTATTTAAACAAGGTGGTGGAGAAGTATGGTATAAAAGCGAGGGTACAGATAATATAACTATGCAGGAAGAGTGGAAAAACAATTTAGCAGATATTCCTATTGTATGGTTTGTTACAGGAAAAGAATTATCACAATTTGAAATATTACCAAAGATGTATGATATAGCAAACCTGAACAGAGTGCATTTAAACTTAGAAAGCAATATTGCAAATGTATTAAGTGTAGTAGGAAATCCCGTACCAATATTTTACGGACAAGTAGAAGAGGGTAAAGTTACAATAGGTGTAAAAGATGCACTAAGATTTGAGGACAAACAAAAAGAGGGTTTTGAGTATGGAGAAATAACAGGTGCAGGAGTTGCACATCTACAAAGCAAAATTCAACTAATAGAAGAACAAATAGACAAAACAACTTTTAGCATACTAAAAAAAGAAAGCAATAAAACAGTAATAGATGCACAACAAAGTCAGAGTAAAAATACTTCGTTCCTTACAGATGTTGCAATAGAACTTGAAACAAAGATAAATATGTTACTTGGATTTATGGCAGAGCTAGAAGAGAAGAAATTAAAAGATGGTACATTAATTGAGTATAAAAAAGATTTTGATGAGGAGATAGTTAATTTAGATATAGCANTGAAACTATTACTTGCAGGAGAGATGAGCAGAGAAACATTTTATTCAATTTTGCAAACAGGAGAGCTACCTAAAGATTTTGATGTATCAAGTGAAGCAGATAAACTTGAAGTAGATATGGGAGCAGGTGCAGGGTTAGGACAATAGTATGCTTACAAGTGAAAACGAAATACTACATTTTGAATTGTTAGCAGAAATGCAAAAGATACACGACAATAGTGATGAAAAATTTGTAGCACTACTTCACATCATAAAAAGTAAATTAGAAGCAAATAGACCGATAAAAGAAATCAAAAGACTTATAAATCAGTCTAATGTAAATGAACACTTGCAAGATACACTAGAAAAGATGATAAATCAACAAGTAGAAAATATCACAGGCACTAAAGAGAAGATAAAGCTAACAGCAGAAGCAACAGCAGGATACACATATTTAGAAAGTATAAAACTAAAGAAAGAAGCAACAAAAAAACAAGCTATAAAATTTATGGCACAAGCAAAAGAAGCCATAAAAGATAAACAATCAGTACAAGATATAATAGACAATGAAGCTAAGAAATACAAAAGTAACCTTGAAACATTTTACAGGACACAAACAAAACAAGCAAGGCAAGAGGGTTATGCAAAAGTAGATAAAAAAATGTCAAAGAAAATAAGAGGTTGGATAAGTGTTGCAGTATTAGATAATCGTACAAGTGCTATATGTATTGCACTTAATAATAAGTTTTACTTGAAAAAAGANTATCCTACAAGATTTGATGTACCAAANCCACCNCCACGACACCCAAATTGTAGAAGTGTATTATTGACTGTATGGGAGAACACAAGAATTACAGATTATAAAACACAAAAGATAGAAACATTTTTAAAGCAAAATCCTAAAATTGCAGAAGACATACTAGGTAAAAAAAAGTATAGAATATTCAAAACAGGTAAAGCAAAAATAAATAGCTTTGTAGATATAAAAGGCTCACGATTTTACACAAATGATGAGATAATACAAAGGTTAGGGATTAAGAATAAAAAAAGACTTGAAAAAATAAATGGGGGTGGAAAATAAATACAATTAATGGATTTTGAAAGTATTAGGTGCTACACAGTAGTCAAACAAAAAAACATATTATGGAGTTAATAAAATGGAAGAGTTATTAAAATTACTTGGATTAGTAGATGAGAGTAAAAAAACAGAAGCACAGGCATTAGTAGATGCAGTAAAAACAAAAATAAGTGCATTGGATACACAAATAAGCACACAAGAGAGATTAAAGCTTGATGCAATTAAGTCAAGAGATGAAATGAAATCATCTTTAAAAGAAATTGCAACAAAAATAGGTGTAACAGATGTTGATAATATCAATGATGCACTAGAAGCAATCAAAGCTAAAAAAGGTGTAAACAAAATTGAAGAACTTGAAGTAAAGCAAAAAGAGATAGATGCACTCAAAACAGAAGTAAGTACATTATCAACAAACCTTGAAACAAGCAAAGCAGAAGCACAAAATGAAATAAGAAATATCATACTTGAAAGAGATTTAGCATTAGTGCTACCAAAGCATAAAGCTATTGAAGAATTAGTGCCTTATATGATACAAGATGTTAAAAAAATGGCAACAGTTGATGAAGAAGGTAAACTTGTATTCAAAAATGAAGATGGTACAACTCTTAGAATAGATGGAAGAGATGCAACACTTGATGATATAGTTTCACAAAAAAGAGAAGCAGAAGTAAAAAGTGGAAAAGGTATATTTTTTGATATTAAAATACAAAAGAGTGGTGCAAATGGTGCAGGTGGAGCATCAGATGAGGAAGATGATTTTTTAACAAGATAAGTTCATAATATACATTTTAATCAGATTAATGTATAATGTGTGAAATTTGATGGACTTCAAAACTAAAGTATGGTTGGAGTATCGTACATAAAAGAAAACAAAAACACAAAAAGGAAACACAATGACAATCGCACAAGTTATACAAGATAACAAATGGCAATCAGTATCTTTTGAAAAATCAACAGATGCAAATGCACTAATCAATAGTGGAATAGTAACAAGAGCAGGAGAAAATGCAAATGCAATTTTAAGTGCAATTTCTTACGACAATGTACAATCAACAATCAAAGTTGGTTTAGTTGATAGTGCTTGGGCTGAACAAAACTTAGGAGATGCAAGTGATACAACAGTTGCAGGAATTGAAGCAGTATTTGATGAAGTAGATGTTAAAACATTTTATGGAAATCAATGGTGGGCAGTAAGAACAATCCAAAAAGATTTACTAAATGCTACTAAGCCAATAACATTAGTTGGAGAAAGAATTGGTAGTTATTGGGCTACTCAATGGAATAGAATTATATCCGCAACAGTTTCAGGTATGGCAGACATTGTAGCTATTACAGTTGGAGGAGTTGATACTAATGGAAATGCAACACAAGACCTTGATAGATTAATGGTTGTTGATGCAATGAGCAAAAAAGGCGATATGGGATTTGGTGCATTAGACAAAATGTATATGAACTCAACAACATTCGCAGACCAACTTAAAAAGCAAATCACAGCAGGAGACCAACTTTTTACTAGAGCTAGTGCAAACACACTTATTGGAGCAAATGGTAAAGTTGTTGCAGAAAACACAAACAGAGAAACTTGGGTATATGACAATGCTACACCGATTGTACTTGATGATACAATGAAAGATGGTATTATCTCACTTGTTAGTGATGGTGCATTTGCATTTGAGCAAAAAAATATGACAAGTCCATTAATGTACAACAACGACCCTAAAGCAGGTAATGGTGCAGGTAAAGAAGAGTTTGGAACAAAAGCACTTTACATCTTACACCCTATCGGATTTACATTTGTTGGTGTACTTGGTACAAACTATGCAAGTAAATCAGGGCTAAGCCTTGCAGAATTACAAGCAGGTGGTTTATACTCACTTAAAGTTGATGCAAAACTTGCACCTATTACAAATTTAAAAGTAAAAATTGGATAACAAAAAGTATTAGTTAAGAGTTAAAAACTCTTAGCTATACAAATCACAAAAAAGGAAACAATATGGCAACAAAAGCAGTAATTGCACTATTAGCAACAGCAAAAGGTTTATCAGAAACAGTAAATGATGCAGAACTACAAGATGGAATAGAAGCATTAGAGTTTCTTGGAGATGAAGCAGATGGTAAATCGCAAGAGTACAAAGACTTAAAAGATGTTGTAGAGAGAATTGAAGCAACACTTGCAGATAAGGTTGGAAAATCAACATCTAAAGACCCTGCACAAAAAGCAGAGAGATTGAACTATATGGGTATTAAGCAAATAGGCTCATTATGGTATTCAGCAAAAGACAAATACAGTAAGCCATTTTCAACAGCAGATGAATGTGCAGAACATTTTAATTCAAAAGAGTAAAAAATGTTTATTCCATACACAGAAACAGATTATGAAGTAGCAAATAGTTATCTAAGTGTCGCAGATGCAGATGCACTAATTGCAGGACAAAATAATAATAGTGTATGGAATACATATGCAGATGATGTAAAACAAACAATGCTTATGCAATCAAGTCTAGCAGTAGATGGAGCATTAATGTATCAAGGTGCAAAAACATCATCATTGCAGGTTTTGAAGTTCCCACGAAATGGAAGCTACACATTACCACCTAATATAAAATATGCAGTCGTCTTTATTTGCTTGAAATATAGTAACGATAAGGCATTTAAAAATATTACCAATGAAACAATAGGTAAGTTGAGTTGGAAGTTTAAAAATGTAGATGATACAATAGGTGCAGATGTGTTAGCATATTTGAAGCCACTAAAAGCAACTTCAATAAAGGTGGGAGCATCAAGTGATTAACTCTTTGATAGATAAATACGGACAATCAGTAACGATAGATGGTGTAGAAACAAAAGCCTATAATGATAATTCAAGAATATCAAGGTTTAGAAAAACTAGCAAAGTATCATCTTTTTTGGAAGTTCGTATATTTTTTACTAAAGATGAAATTGCAGAAAATGCAGTATGTGTAATAAATGCACAAGAGTATCTGTATCTTGAAACAATAGACATAGCAGTAGTATTTGGTAAAAATGTGTATTATGAAACAGCCTTGTTTAAAAACGAGTTTGTAAATGATATAAAATTGTATAAACAGTCATTAAATATGAGTGGTTGTAATTTACCATCAGTAAACAGTATTGAATATAGCTCACATAAAGCCATCATAAGAACTAAAAAGGCAAACGACTACATAAACTACTCAATGCAAGGAAACAAGCTTATAACACACGAAATAGTAATATTTTATGCAGATGGTGTAAGTGCAACAGACTTAGTTGAGTGGGGAAGTAGAAGATTTGAAATTATCAGTATGGAAAATATTGATGAAGAGAATAAATTTTTAGTTTTAAATGTATTAGAGGTGTTAAATGCCTAAACTTAGATTTGATTTTGATATGTTTGCACAAAAGACACTTACACAAATAGGTGGAGTGCTTACACATCAAGCAAAAGGAAATATGGATAAAATATCACACGGAAGAGCCTATAAGGTTGGTGGTAGAATACACATAGCAAGTAAAGCAGGAGATACAGCTAACAATATGAGTGGTGCTTTGAGAAACACTATAAGATTTAAAGTTGGTGGTAGAGTATTAGAGTTTGGAGCAGGAAATGTAAAAGTCAATTATGCTAAGTTTCTTGAAATGGGAACAGGTAAGATTGATAAAAGACCAAACTACACTAAGTCAATAATTCAGAATGAAGCAAAAATAAACTTGATGATAAAAAAGTTATTTGCAGATAATATAAGGTTTGACTGATGACAGATTTATTAAAGCAACACATAAAGACAAACATTGCACAGTTTACACAGTTGTTTGATATAGATACACAAAATGTATCAGCAGATACACAAAACAATGTAATTAGTATTACAGGACTAGATGGAGAATACACACTAAGTGGTGGAGTAGATGGAACAGCTAGTAAGAGTTGTATTAATTCAACATTTGATTTTGTAAATGGAAGTGTAGTTACTGAATGTTATTTTGGAGATACACAAAATAGCATAAATCTAATTGCACATAAAGTAAATGTAGGTGTAGCAATAACAAGGGAACTTGCACAGGAAATGATATTAGATGAAAAAGTTGGTAACAGCATAATAGTCTATATTGACAGAATGAGAAATGCTACTGAAAAAACAAACAGGTCAATAAGTGAAGATTTATCTTTAAAAGTAAGTTATTCACTAGGTGTAATGTTTAAAATAGATGCACAGCAGATGGAAAGCATAGGTTGTGTAAACACAGATATTGTATTTATAAATAGTGTACTTGGAACTAAGAAGCAAACATCATCATTGATAAAATTCAATAGTGTAGTGAGCAGATTTTTTGCAGGTAAAAATTATATTGTAGATTATGACTTCACTTATGAAGATGTTTTGTCTTTTGATGATATAATCAGAGAACGAGTAAAACATTTTGATACGGTGTTTGATACTTTGCAAGTAAACTAGAAAGGAAATAGAAATGGCAGATTTACAAGCTCCGATTATAAATTGGCAAGTAATGGCAGGAGATAGCAAAGCAGGTTTTGGAGAACAAAGAGTGCTTATTATCGCACAAGGTAGTGGTACAAATACACCTAAAGCATTAATTCAAGATATTCAACAAGCAGAAGTAGTTGAANTATGTGGTGCAGGAAGTTTAGCTACAAGAGCATACAACAGATTTAGAGATTTTAACAAAGCTAATGAAATTGATATAATCACACTAGCAGAGCCGACAGGCGGTACAAAAGCACAAGGTGGATTTAAAATCACAGGTACAGCAGGAGAGAATAAAACTTTA